CCATTTACTGTCCTAAAAAGTTGTTATATTTTCATAATATGGAGCAGGAACCTCCACGTTTAAGTATATATCATTTTCGGAAGCAAAAGTACCTTTAGAACGGTAGTGATTTACAAAACTACGCATTGTTCCTTGCACATACTGGAAAGAATCAGCAGATACATCATCATATACCATTCTAAATTGTATTTCTGATGCATTAATTTCTTTTGCACTTATTGTAAAATTATTACCTATGTATCTGCCTTCATCGTATTCGCCACGGCTTTGTTTTACAAACAACGGCCCAATAAGGTTTGTTCCAGTGTACACATCGTATTGATTTGAAAGTTGATAATTTCCAATTCCTGATAGTATTGTTGGCGGAGATGTAGTGTCAGTGCTTGTAGATTCACAATAATTATAGCCAAACTTAATTGTTCCGGCTAATGATAATGTTTGTGCCCAATCTAAAGATTTGTTGCCAGCAGGGTTATTTAATAATGCACTTATACGCAATTGGCCGCCGCTATTAAAAAAGTGTCTGCGATGATTTGCATTTCTAAAACGCACTCGTACTTCGTGTGTTAATTTAAAATCCCAAGGTCTTACCCTAAAGAAGCTTTCGCCTGTTTCTTCTACTGCCATCGAATCATGAACAAGAAATTTATCACGCTCTACAAGACTCATCATACGTTCAAAATCACGCATACCTAATAATTCGCCATCTGGATCTTCAGATTCAACAGCTAAGTCTGAAAAGAAATTACTAGTTTCATCTGCTATAAGGTTTAGATTAGGTGTTAGTCTAGCATTACGAACTGTGTTTGTAATTTCTTCATTTTCATAACCAATTTGATGTATTCTTGCTCGTAATATATCAGTATAAAGCTCATTAATATTTTCAGCAGTAGCAATATTTCTGTTGCTTTCGTCTAATATCGAAACTTCACTGCTTGATACACGCCCGCCATAACCGGATATACCTTGACCGTATCCTGACTGAGAATTACCACTGCCCAGTATAGATGACAATCTTTTTTGTAAAAGGTTAAACCTTGATGCTGTAATTATATCAGCAGCCATTTATTTTCCTTATACTTTAAGAACGCACTCTACTAGTTTTTCACCTTCATCTAAGTTTGTTTCTAGTGCTACGCCAACTAGTGCAGTAGTTTCGATAGTGCGACATACACCTTCGTTCCATGCATATACTGCTTGGCCTTTTTTGACTGGGCCATTTACTCTTACAGGCAAACGTCCTTTAAGTCCAATGTACTGTCCTTCAGCTTCGCAATTCATCATTAGTGCAGGGTCTGTTGATACTACGCCAATGCAAAGATTACTTGCTCTTGCTGGCATTAATTCATACTCTTCGTTAACTGAAACTGCAACTGCTGTTCCTGCTGGTAGTTCTGTTTCTGTTGTATATTTCTCTGCAAGGTCAGCGTAACGAGCTTGTGTTGCAGTACCAGTAATAACATTTGCTGCCATATTACCAGCGCTGTCTCTTGATACAATCTTGTTTGCTGTAGCAGCAATTGAAGCTGACTGATAAGGCACTGTAGCATTATCGTCTACTGCTAATAATGCAGATTGGTCCGCTTCGCCTTTGAATGCAGTAGCATGTACTTCGCTAAATTTATAACTTGCATTACCTAGTGTAATGTTGTTGTTTGTAAATGGAGCTAGTTCATTATGTTTTACAACAATTGATGTTGTTCCTGTGCCGCTTTCATTAGTTGCTTTAAATCTAATTTCACTACTGTTACCAGTTTGATTTTCAATCACTGCTTTATCGCCGTTTTCAATTGAAAGTTTTAAATCTAATTCATTACCGACTGTTAGCCCTGTGTCACTAAATGTTACTGTGTTTGAAAAACTAGGTGCTGCTGTAGTTACATAATTAGCAGCGTCAATTCCGCCTAATTTTGCAGCATTAGATGCTGTTCCGTGATATTGAAATACTCTTTCTGCAACTTCAGCACTGTTAGTAACACCGTTATCAGCGTTCATAGTCCATTTCATTGTTAAGCCTTTACGGATTCTATCAAATCCTTCTATTGGATTAACTGCATTTAACGAAAATTCATTAGAGCTAATAATATATACAATAGTATCGTCGATAATTGCTTGAATAATACTTCTTGATGTACCAGTGGTATCTTGTACTTCAGCACTAACCATGTTTGTAACACCCGAACCAGCAACCTGTGGTCCTACAAGTACAAAGTCACCAGCGGCGTTTAGCACATATAGCTGTTGTGTACTGTTATTCCACCAAAAGTCTCCTTCTGACAATCCATTTGGTGTAACTGCATTAACTTCTGAACCACCTGTAGCTTTCCAGTACCCTACTCCTGGAGATGCATTATCTGCTGCAACAAAATATTTAATTTTGTTTTGCGCTGTATCAAACCAAATCTGTCCTCTAATAGCTCTTGTAGGTGCATTGCCGCCTGCAAAGTTTTCAAGCAAGAAAAGTAAATTTTCGTTTTGAATTTCGCCGTAGCCTGCATAGTTTTTACCTATGAGTTTAAGGTTAGTTGTTTGATCTAACGTGCCGTCCTCTACAATCGTTAGTTGTGAGTTATCAAATCTATCTATCTGGTATGCCATACTGGTTGTTCCTCTGGTTTATTATATATATTTATCTATTAATACTGTGTTGTCTGCTGGTGAATCCATGTCGGGTTTGTTAAACCTGTATTTGGATCAAAATAATCTTCAATTTCATACTCTAACAATTGTCTATTTGGTGAAGTAAACTGGATATTACTAAACGCAATATCTCGCACAACTGGTTGGTTTTGTGTGCCGCCTGCATCAACAGCAACGGTTGTAACATTTTTAGCACCTTCAATGTTAATAAAAACACTAGAATAACTATATGTATGAATGTTTGCTACTTTGCCGATATTACGTGTTTCTGCAGGAAATAAATCTTGAATATATCCTGCTAGTGTAGTTAAATATTGCGCATCGGTATCCAAGCCAGTAACGTCAAATGTAAGTGTAAGAGGCGCTGTTAGAAATGAACTATCAACGTATATCTTGTTTGCTGCATCTGTGTTTAGCTCAGGTGGTAATAAATTTCTAATTTTTCTCTGTTGTACTAAATTAATATCGCCGCCGGCGCTAATGTTAATATCACTCTGAGAGTTAATATTTAACACAGTTGTCGACGTAAATGTATTACCGTCCATGTTTAAATTATCAACATTAAGACTAACTAGGGTTCCTACTCTAACAAGATCGTCAGCAAATGTAATATTTTGCAAACTTTCGCCTGCAATTTTAGTAACACCAGCGATTGTTAATTCGCCATCTGGTTCTAAAATATCGATATTTCTGTTGAATGTCCAGCTGTTAGTGGCTTGACGCCAAACCATAGTTTTATCGCCTTGATTTGATCTTAGTTCAATACCACCGCCATCAGCAATAGTATCATCGCCTGCTAACCCTTCGGCTGTAACAGCAAGTTTAATTGATTTGTCTAAAACTTGCAATGACGTAACTTCAACGCTTAACTGTTCACCTTCAACTGTTAGGTTGCCTGTGATACGCATATCGCCTTCTAAGTCTAGTGTATATTGCGGCAATCTGCCAACATTAAATATACCTATTCTACCTTCACTAGCATCAACTCTAATAGCATCAACAATTTGGCCTTGATTAGCACCCGAGCGCACACGCAATCTTAAATCACTTGCTGTAAGACTATTTTCAATAAAAAAGTCATTACCCTGTGGGCGCATATTTACAAATGCATTATCTGGTGTTGAGAATTTTAAACCCTGTGTATTTCTTACATCTATGCTACCAAGTGTTAAACTATCTTGATCGGATCTTAAAAACTGATCAGCTGTAAGAAAGCTTCCATCTGACGTTTTAATTTTACTTGTACTTTCAGCAACACCAATAAACTGAAAGTTTTCTTTTTCATAAACATTAAATCCTTGGAATATAATACCATTGGGATTGTTGTCGTTTACTAGCTGTGCAACTTGATCTTGTAGTGTTGGAACAAATTCTGAATTACTAAACAAACCTACTTCACTGTTTGCAATAAATAATTTTATCACAGCAACATTTGAACCTGTTGTACTTCTAATATTTTCTACAAATAATCCGCTTTTACCTTGACTAGTTGTATATCCGGGACCAATTAATAAAGGATCGCCAGTGCCATCAAAAAAGTATAGCTGGTCGTTTCTATTGTCAAACCAAAAATCACCCTCTGTTAAATCTTCAGGCTGCGTTGCTTGTACAAACGGCTCACCTGTTGATTTCCATTGTGTGCCAGTGTATAATTTTAATTTTTCGTTAGATGTATCCCACCATAACTGCCCTGTTAACGGATTACTAGGAGCAGCAGTATTTGAAAAATTTTCGAGCAATTTAATAAAGTTTTCATTAAAAACTTCACCGTAGCCTCTGTACCCTCTCCCAACTAAGGTTAAGTTAGTGCTGTTACTATCAATTTTGCCGTCTATTAGATCTACTAATATTGTGCCGTCTGTTTTGTTTAGTTGATAGCTCATTCTGAAACTTCTCCGTAGTATATAATATAGTTCAATGATAGATATGGGTTCATTACATTAAGTGGAACGCTAAGTCCTGCAGATGTGTTTACACCGCCGGAATTTAAAATACCCTGAAAGCCTGATGTACCTGATTCAATAGGTAACTCTACAGTATTAGGATTATTAGTTAATTCTCCTGGATTATTAGGATCTTCACCTCGCTGTGAAATAGCATAGTATTGATTGGCAGAATTAGTTAACTTATGATCGTGATCAGGTAAGTTTTTAACCCCAATTTCAGCAGCTTGATTACCTAAACTTGCTCCAACTTTATCTGCGCCAATGCCAGTAAATGCAGTACCTTGGATACTAAACGTATTTACACCATTAGCTAAAACACTTTCTACAGTAATTATTAAGTCGTGCGCAGGTGATGCTCCGCCAAAGATAATACCAGAAATTGAAATTCTATCATTTATTTCATATCCATTACCTGGATTTGTAACCTGCACTGTATATGTTCCGTTATTTGTTTGAACTGAGAACACTGCATTAGACCCAGTACCTTGTATATTAATACCTTGTAAGTTAGTAAAACTTTGTACAGAACTTGTAACTCTATTAGCAGGTGTTCCGCCCATATTATCTACACCCAATGGCATACGTCCACGCATGTCTGGTAGTGCAAACGTTGCTGAGCCGCCGTCGCTTAATAACGTAGGATCTAAAAAGTTATGTCCTATTACTGCCCAAAGTTGGGCATATGCTGATTTATTAACAATCTCTCCGTCACAAATTAACCATCCTTCAGGAGCGGTATTGCCGCCAAATGGTAGTATTGATCCTACTGGTGTAATAGGTACTGTTTTTATAAAATCATTTTTTGTAACTCTACGTACACCAGTATTACCTGATGTTACGTTTACTAATAGTTCATCTGTTCCTGCAACGTTTGCAATTGCATCTCTACTTGAAATGAATGTGTTCTTAATAGATATATTAAAAGTTTTTTCTTCACCAGTGCTTCCGTCGAAATCAAAACTCGGAGCTTCTACATCTCCAGATACACTAAACGTAGTAGCATTAGCAAGTTTATTTGCTTTGTCAGCTGTGCCGTTTACTGTGCCTGTAATATCACCTTCTAGCGATCCTTTAAATTTTAAAGCATGTATTGTATCAAACATTTGTGTATCTGAACCAATGTTAAGCGACTCAGATGTAGACGGTAAAACATTACTAGCTACTGTTGTAACTCCTGTAATAGAAACATCATTACCTACATTTAAGTTTTCAGCAATGCCTACTCCGCCTGCTGTAACAATAGAACCTGAATTAATATCTGTGCTAGATGATGTATTTTCAACAACTATTACACCACTTGTCGGATCATCTGGGATCGGTGTGACCTTAACATTGCCAACGACATGTAATGCTTCATCTGGAGAAGTATTGTTTACTCCAAATGTTCCGTTACTTGCTACTGTTAATACATCATTAAATTTGTCGCCGTCTCTTAACGAAAATTTAATGTTAGATGCATTTTTACTAGCAATAAACTGTATGCTGTCTGTTTCGCCTGCTAATACTTTAATGTTTAAATGATCTTCAGATCCGATCTTAACACCATCATTAGTTTTAACACGTAATTGTTGTTCCATAGTACCAGCTGCATCAGTTCTAATAAAATTCTCAGATGGAACATTCTGTGATCCTGTTGCTGTAGATACAACTAGAGATTTTGCCTTTTCAGCTACACCTTGGAATTTAATCGGATTATTTTCTTCGAAAGGTGTTTCGTCTCTTATATTAAGACCTTTTGATATTGCACTAAAACCATCAATTTTAGCCTTTGGAATAAAATTTTGCGAACTTAGAATAGCATAAGGCACGCCTTCAACAAACAGAGTAAATATTTCTACAGTTTCTTCTGTAGTAGAAATTATTTCTTCTTTTCTTCCGCCAGTTAGTAGACCTAGTGATGTTTCTGGTCCAATTAGTACC